CAAGCGTCGTAACCTTATCAAAGGAACTGTATATGGACGTCTCTACGGAGCAGGCGTCGCTAAGCAAGCTTTAACAGCAGGCGTCGCCGAACCTCAAATGCGCCAAGTATCAGATGCGTTTGACACTCGTTTTCCAGGTATGGCATTTTTTCAACGTCAAATTGAAGATGCCGGAATGCGTCGCTTAAAAGAAGAGGGGCAAGGTTATGTTTACACATGGACAGGCCGTCGTTTACCTTGCGATGAAGATCGCGCCTACACTCTTGTAAATTATCTAATTCAAGGTGGAGCTGCCGAGGTTTTCAAGTCTAACTTAATTAAACTTGACCAGGCAGACCTAACTGAGCTTTTAATCGTCCCGGTTCACGATGAAATCGTTCTTAACGCACCACGTAAGGACGCCCAAGAAATTATGAAGGTTGTGCAGGAATGTATGACAACTCGTGACGGTTGGGACGTTCCATTAACTGCAGGAATTGACGGACCTATGGAGAACTGGGGAGAAAAATACCGATGAAGATTCTAGCTGTAGACCCAGGTAAAGCCACTGGGATAGCTCTATTTGACCTTGAGAAGGGAAGTGAGCCAGTTCTTATTTGGTCTGGTGAGTATCAACAGGACGAGTACGCGGCTCCAATACGGGAAACACTACGCTTATATCCAGATGCAGATGTTGTCTGTGAAAGATTCACAATTAACGCACAGACTGTTCGCAATTCGCAGGCGCCGTTTTCTTTAGAACAAATCGGTATCCTTAAGCAGTGCCTACTTGACGTAGGGAGAAAGGCAGATGACATCTACTTCCAGTCTCCTTCTGATGCTAAAGGAATGTTTGATAATCCAAAATTAAAGAAGCTTGAGTATTGGCACAAGGGAGGAGAAGGCCACGCCCTTGATGCTATCCGTCACGGTCTTCTTCGTTGCATTAAGCTCGGATGGAAGCCAGTGCGCCTGTTACAATAGTTTTAGATACTAAGCAAAAAAGTTGTTTGCTTTTGTAAAAATCCTGATAGTATGTACTACGTAACGACGAGAGGAATCACTAAGTGCCAGTACAAGTAGAGCTTGATGAAACAAGCACTAGTGTAATTATCCATACAGAGTGGCGTTTTAAGGAACTATGCAAGAGTATCCCTGGATCTAAGTGGGATCCAACAAATCAGTACTGGAAAGTTCCAGTGTCTTGGGGTACCTGTCTTGCGCTACGCTCAACGTTTAGAACTGACCTTGTAATTGGCCCTAGATTGGCCGAGTGGGCCACTAACGAATTGGCCAATCGAGTAACCCCAGCGAATAATCTTCGTGAATCTGAGACCCTTGAGGACCCTTCTAACGAGGATCTATTTCCACACCAAAGGGCTGGAGTTGAGTTCCTTAGCGTTGCCCGTCGTGCCTTACTAGCAGATGAACCTGGTCTAGGTAAGACAGCTCAGGCAATCCGCGCATTAAAGAAATTACAGGAAAATGGCGAAGATGTATTTCCTGCGCTTATTGTTTGCCCTAACACTTTGAAGAAGAACTGGAAGCGTGAATTTGCTCGTTGGTGGCCTTCGGTAAATGTAACTGTAATCAAAGGATCTGCGACTCAAAGACGCAAGCAATTCGAGGAAGATACAGATGTCTACGTTATTAACTGGGAATCCCTGCGCGCTCACTCTCGGTTGGCTGGTTACGGATCAATTGCGCTAAAACGTTGCGTCGCAATGGGTGGTCATGACCCAAACGTTACAGAAAATCAGTGTGAGGTAAGTCCACGCGAACTTAACCATATCGACTTTAAGGCAGTAGTTGCTGATGAGATTCATAGATCTAAGGAACCTAAGTCTAAGCAGACCCGCGCCTTATGGGCTGCCACTGGTGATGCTGATATTCGCTTTGCACTTACAGGAACTCCTATTGCTAATAACGTTTTAGATCTATGGTCCATACTTCATTGGCTATCTCCAGAGGAATGGCCAAGCAAGACACGTTGGGTTGACAGAATGATTAACACCATGCTTAATGCGTTTGGTGGAATGATGGTTCTTGGCGTCAAACCTCACATGGAAGAAGAGTTCTACGCTGCTATCAATCCACGTATGCGTCGCATGCTTAAGAAGAAAGTACTTCCTTGGCTGCCAGAGATGATGTTTGAGCGCAAGGACGTTGAGATGTCAACTAAGCAAAAGAAGGCTTATGAGCAAATGCGCGATCTTATGATCTCTGAACTTGAAGGTGGTGAAGCGCTAACCGCCGCGTCTGCGCTTACACAGACAATTCGTTTACTACAGTTTGCAAGTTCATTTGCAGAACTTACAGTTGATGAATCGACAGGTGAAAGTAAGGTAACACTTATCGGGCCATCATGCAAAGTTGACGCCTTAATGGACGACATTAAGAATGGTGATTTTGGCGATGATTCAGTTGCGGTGTGCGCAGTATCACGACAACTTATAGACTTACTTAGTGCAGAAATGACTAAGGAAAAGATTCCACATGGTCTCATCACTGGTGCTCAGACTGAGGATGAACGTCAACAAGCAGTTGATGATTTTCAGTCTGGCAAGATCAAGTGGATACTTTTTACAGCTCAGGCTGGTGGTGTTGGTATTACGTTAACGGCAGCTCGTCGTCTTGTAATGCTACAACGTCCATGGTCACTTGTTGACCACAAGCAAGCTCTTGACCGTGTGCACCGCATTGGTTCAGAGATTCACGACTCAATTATCATCAGCGACTACGTCACTGAAGGAACTATCGAGGAACGCGTAATCCAAGTCCTTGAAACCAAGGCTGATAACTTTGAACAAATCGTTCGCGATAAGACTCAACTGCTATCACTACTAAAAGACGACAAGGCAGGTAATCTATGAGCGGAATAGCTCAACCGATACGAATATCAAATTCTGAGGTACAAACATTTAAGGACTGCCGACGTAAGTGGTGGCTTAGTTATTATCGTCGTTTGCAGCCAAAGACAGACTCAAAGACAGGCGCACTTGCACTAGGATCTCGTATTCACCAAGCACTTGATGATTACTACTCAAAAAATATACCTTTGCTTGAGGCACACTCGATCCTTATTGAAAAGGATAAACTTGATCTTGAAGCTCAAGGACGTGACTCGTTTGACCTTGACTCAGAGGCAGACCTTGGAAGAATTATGCTTGAAGGATATCTACAGTGGGTTGAAGAAAACGGCATTGACGCAGAGCTTGAAATGATTTCTACAGAAGAGATTATCGAAATGCCACTACTCGACAACAAAGTTGTCTTGCAAGGCAAGATTGACATGCGTGTTCGTCGTAAGGCTGACGGCGTTCGTATGTTCCGTGACTTTAAGACTGTCGGCGGCTCGTTTACAGACTTTGCGGCGATGGCACACATGAACGAGCAGATTCTTACTTACATGATGCTTGAGACTGCACAGAATAAAGGCGATGAGCGCTCTGAAGGTGGAATCTTTACACTGCTAAAGAAGGTTAAGCGTAGCGCAAATGCACGTCCTCCGTTCTATGAGCAAATGGAAGTTCGACACAATGTTTTTGCCCTACGTAATTTTTGGCAACGTATACATGGAACACTTATGGACATGTTAAACGTGCGCCAAGCCTTAGATGACGGGGGTAGTCATCAATTTGTTGCATACCCACGACCAAGTCGTGACTGCAAATGGAAATGCCAATTTTTTACTATATGCCCAATGTTCGACGACGGAAGCGCCGCTGAACAAGCAATTAGTGAAGCGTATGTGGTCGCCGATCCATACGGGTACTACAACAATGAAGAGAAGAAAGGAAGTGAGTGACGTATGTCAAACGAAGTACAACGTTCGCTTACAATCATGGTGTATGGCGAGTCAAAGGTTGGTAAATCAACTTTTGCAGTTACCGCACCATATCCTCGTCTCATGCTTGACGTTGAAGGTGGGCATAGATTCCTACCTATAACAGTTAAGTACTGGGACCCAATGCGAGAGGAACCACCTGTTGCAGACGGAACATGGGATACTGTCGTAGTTAATGTTCGTGACTACGACGTTGTTATGAAAACGTTCCAGTGGCTACAAACTGGAAAACATCAATTCAAGTCTCTTATCATTGATTCAATCTCAGAGCTTCAAGTGAAGTGCATGGATTCAATCGCTGGTACTGAACAGATGAAGATGCAACAATGGGGCGAGTTGCTCCGTCATATGGGCGCGCTATTGAGAGATCTACGCGATCTTACAATGCACCCAACACAGCCACTAGAAGCTGTCGTGCTTACTGCAATGGCACGTCAGGACAAGGATGGAAGAAGTCGTCCATACCTACAAGGTCAGCTTGCAATTCAAGCTCCTTACTTCTATGACATTCTGGGAGCAATCACTGTGGAAACACAGCCAAACCCAGATCCTCTACAAGCTCCGTTTAAGGTACGCCGTATGTACGTTGAACGCACAGATTCTTATGAAGCTGGCGAGCGAGTACAAGGACGACTTGGAAAAGTCGTCGAGCAACAAGATCTTGGAATTGAACGCATGCTAGACATGGTGTTCGGTGAAAAGAAAGCAACAAATAAAGCGTCCTGACCACAGGGGTCAGCGCATTAGTCAAGGAGATATATGTCAACTCTAAACTGGGGCGACCTTGTTAAGGACGTCGGAGATGTCGGTGGAAACTATGATCCACTGCCAGATGGTGACTACGACCTCGTAGTCTTAGAAGCAACTGCAAAAGTTGCACAATCAGGTAAGACCATGTTCGCAATTAAAGCGCAGGTTCAATCTGGCGCTCATGCAAAACGTCTAGTGTGGGACAACCTAGTTGTAACACCAGACAGTCCTGCTGCTCTTGGAATGTTCTTCCGTAAGATGACAGCACTTGGTCTTGGCCGCGAGTACTTTGCAACAAGCCCAAGCAACGCACAAATTGAATCGGCACTTAAGGGCCGTGCGTTTCGTGCACAGATTGGTTCACGTACTTGGAACGGTTCCAAGAAGAACGAAATCAAGATGTACTACATTGCTACTGCAGCCGCTGCACCTACTACCGCAGCAGCCGCTCCTGCACCTGCGCCAGCACCTGCGCCAGCACCTGCACCTGCTCCAGCAGCACCTGTTGCTGAAGCTCCAGTGGCCGCAAGCATGCCAGCGCCAGCAGCACCACCAGCTGCACCGTTCTAACCACGATTGTCTGGTATCATTACCCATGCGCAAGCGTGGGTAATGATCCAGCAATTATTTAAGGAGTAGTATGAAAATCTTGATGACTGGTTTTACGGCACTACAGATCAACACAGAGCGTCGCACGATACAAAAAATTGATGTGCCAGCGTTGATTGTAAAAGCGTTAACTGATATGGGTCATGAAGTTGACTGGCGCAAAGTAACGCCAGGCGAGGATCTGTCTTCATACGATGTTGCTTGGGTAAACCTTGCTCCGTTGAACTCGCTTAATGGACGACAGGGCGCAATGGGCGCACTTTATACTTTATCCTCAGGCTTACCTGCGGTTGGATTTTTTGATGATTGGCAATTTAATACTGTATTTAACGGCGCTCGTGCGATGGTAAAGAAACCACAAATGTTGTATAAACATTTACTTGTAGGAACAGAACATCGCGGTGAAGAAGGCGCAACATATTTTAGTCGTGCAGATATTGAGGCAGCGCTAGAGCGTATTCGTGCAATAGACCCAGTAGCTGCTAAGAAATGCTACATTGAACGTTACTACATGATGGACACAGATGAAAACGTTCAACCTTATGAAAAACGTCTTGTGCAAGCAGCAACAGACATGATTGACCGCAGATGGGAAGCTGGTATGGTTCCAGTTTGTCCTATGTATGCATGGGGTGACCGTACTGGTGTTCGCAAACGGATGCCAAAAGAAGTCGGTCCTATTGAGGCACTAGACCCTAGCGTAGTGGTTAACGATACGCTTGCAGCAGTAACTCCGTCTACAGAAAAGAATCGTGCTTGGGTACTTGGCGCATTGATGCCACATGATGAATGGCTAGGTCGCAAGAAGCCAGAATGGCCAGTTGAAATTATTGGCAGTCGTAAACTTATTCGTAAGCTTGGTGGTAAACGTCTTGATACTGAACAAGAAGTACTTGAGTACTACAACACACGTTGGGGAATTCTTTCTCCACCGTATCCACATGCAGGCTCAGGCTGGTGGCGTTCACGCTTCCTCTACGCAGCGCACATTGGCTCTATCCTTGTGACTGATAAAGGCGAAGGTGATCCACTAGGTGATGCCTACAAGTTGACTATTGCAGACGTTGAAAAAATGTCTGATGCAGAGTTAGCCGCGGCTGCAAAGGCACAGGCTGATGCTTTGCGCCCTTACATTGGAACATATGACCAGTTTAAGGATCATTGTGAACGTATCATTGCACGCGCACTGCGCGAGGACAAAGGTGTTAAATTAAACGCAGATGGAACTGACGCATGAGCCGTATTCTTATAACTGGCATGTCTGCCTCTCATACATCGGAAAACGCAAACAAGCGCTCGCTATCTTTTGCTGGATTACTAAAGGATGTTCTTACTCAATCTGGCAACCAGGTTGTAATGATAGAGCCAGATCTTACGTGGGAAGCAGAACACCTTGATTACTATGATTCTGTTGTGGTTGGAATATCTCCTTTAACAAGTTTAAGTGCAAATTATGCCTATGGAGCCTTGCATCTTATTGATCTACTTAAAGAGTCTAACAAACTTGCCTTCATGATTGACGCACCTAACCCTGTGCAAGTTAAGTCAAGCCTAACCTCAATAAATACGTGGAACGGAAATCTTACTAAGGAATTCTATAAAAATCGCAAGGGGTACAATCTTGCGGTTGCAAAGTCAAATGAGATGCTTGCGGTTGTTGACTTTCTTTTGAATGAAACTTGGCCAACAACGATATACCCACTTCTTCCTTGGAACAATGAAACTGATCTTAGTAAACAACTACCAGATGGTGCTGCTAGTCTTCTTACCGGTGTTAATCTTGACTCATACATAATTAAAAGAAATACACAAGGCGCTACAGATAGAACTGCCCGCTGGGTAGCAGATGACCCAGACTCTACGTGGACAAAGAAGAAACTTTCAACCTTAAACTATCCAGCAATGCCAATGAAGTGGAATAAGGGTTGGACAGACGCACAGGTTGAAGAACAAATTGCGCAGTCAATTGGAGCTCTTATAAGCCCGCACAAGGACACAACGTGGTGGACGTATCGTTATATTCAAGCGATGAATACTGCAACACCAATTTCTTCGTTATGGACACATACCTCTAAGATAGGAAATTCTTGGAGATATCTTGCGTCTACAATCGAAGATATGAGCCCGCAGGACAGATATAACTTGTCTAGAACTCAGACAGATGCCTATCTTGCTCACTCACCAAGTAAGACAGAGGCACTAAACACATTACAGGAAGCACTTAACGTAAAAGGAGAAGTACATGCTGTTTGATAGCTGGCTAAAAAGAACACGCGATCTACAGAGAGACGTTTACTTTATTAACTATGAAGAGATGGAAGGCGATAAGGACACAAACATCCGACGTCTTGTTGAATACATGCGCTGGAACATGCTAGCCATTGACGATGAACTTGCAGAGATGCGTCAGGCAATCTCATGGAAGCCTTGGCAACACGATAAGCCATATGCAGATCGTGAAGAGATCATTAAGGAAGCTGTCGACGTTTTACACTTTGTTGCAAACATTATTGTTGCGGCTGGCGGAACAGACGCGCAGCTAAACAAGTTCTACATTGAAAAAATGGAAAAGAACAAGCAACGTCAGTTAAATGGCTACAAAGTAAAAGATATTGGTGTTAAGTGCGCAATGTGCGGAAGAGCCATAGACGACGTCGGCGTTGGCAAAACGCCAGACGTCTGCGCAAAATGTAAACCAATAGTGGAAGGATAAAATGCCAGAGATAAACGAAGAATGGGCAAAGGAGCAATTTGCGGCAGCAAAGGTTCGTGTTGTTGTTGGCAAGTCTGTTCTTAAGCTACTTGAAACATGGAAGGAACTAGAACTTAAACCGGAGCACGCTAAATCTGCGGTTGAAGTATTTAGTAAACTTGCACTTAATCATGCGCTTGTTAATCCTGCCAAGGACGAGGTCTGGATACCAGTTCAACCAGGTTTTCTTAAGGTTGGAGAACAAGTTCGCGTCATGAATGACGCATTTAGCGATTCAACAGGAGCCATGCACAATGGGCGCACAGGCATTGTTGTTGCCATACGCCATGGCGATGTTATTATTCGCTCAAACGACGACAAGAAGCCTTTTCTTGACGGAGTTCACTACTCACCATATAAACTAGAGAGAAGGATTAAATAGTGAGAACAACAGTAAAGTTTATCGTGACAGGCACGTCAAAGGTAGACATTGAAACTAAAACTAAACAAGCTGTTGCGTCCTACTATGAAGTTGACGCTGCAGACGTTGAAAAGTATATTGACATAGAGCTTTCTGTGACGTTTGAGAACGGCCTAGCTACAGGGAGCGTTACAACAAAGGTTAAAAAGAACTATGACACAGGAAAGTAAACCTCGCGTAGAAGCGCTTCGTGAAGCAGCCCGTATCATCTCTGGTGAGCGGGACGTTCAGTACGGTGGGCCTGAAGAAAACTTTGAACGTATCGCAAAGATATGGGAAGTGATCTTGCATACTAAAATTACTCGTGAAGATGTTGCAATGATGATGGTTGGGCTTAAAATTGCTCGATACGCATCAAAATCTGGATTCCAACCTGACACATGGATTGATGTTGCAGGCTATGCTGGTTGCGGGTACGAAGTAGGGCAGCTAGAAGCAAAAAATAGTGCAGAAACTGCTCCCCTAGAGCAACCTAAAAACTAAAAGCCAGTATACAGTCCTTCCGTGGCTGAATATGGAAGGTACCTATGACTGAGCCGACGTTTATTGACTGTAATGGTCTTGCTGGGTTTATGAGTCTTGGCTTTGTGCAGGCTGGAATGGAAATGACAAGTCGCACAGGCACGCTTAACTTTGGAAACGCGGTTGCAGAAGTAAATCGTCATCACCTAGGCAACAAGTGGAATACTTTTTTCTCAGATGATCCTAATGAATGGCCAGTGCGTAAAGCTGATGTAGTTGTAGGCTGCCCACCGTGCTCTGGTTGGTCAGTCTGGTCTGGTCCAACAAATCGTGGCCCTGACTCTGCAGCTCACGAGCACACGCGTGCATTTATGAAGTACGCAGGACGTGTCGCGCCTAAGCTAATCGTGTTTGAGTGTGTGCAACAGGCATACACGCAAGGACGAGACGTAATGAATAAGTATCGTCTTATGGTGGAGGAAATATCAGGTAAGAAGTATGACCTATACCATGTAAAACAAAATAATCTTCAACTTGGCGGATTCTCGTATCGCCCGCGCTACTTCTGGGTAGCAGTACGCAAAGGCATGAAGTTTGGTGCACAGGTTATTGAACCACAAGAATTTCCTAAGATCATGGACGTTATTGGCGATCTTGCAAAGCTTCCGCAACAGTGGGAAGAGCAGAAGTACATTGAAAAGCATTCTAAATACACTAAATACTTGCGCTCGCAAAATGGCAAGGTAAATGGGCATATTGGAAAAAATACCATTCACTCACAAAGAATTCAAGAAGTTTTTGATATTGTTGGAAACGATGGCTGGCCAGGAAACGGAGATCTTGGAGGAGCAATAAAGAAAGCTGTTGAATTAAATGACGGCAAATTTCCTCAGAAGTGGATTGATATATCTGCCCGCGTAGTTCGCAAAAATTATAAGCTTGGCTTTTCGCAACCGTATCGTTGGAAAGAAGATCATTGGTGTAACGTTCTCACCGGCTCTGCGCTAGATCATGTCGTACATCCAACTGAACCACGTCTTTTAACGCACCGTGAGTGCGCACGTATGCAAGGACTCCCTGATGACTGGGATATTGAAGGTGCAAAAACGTATTCGGCTATGCAAGCTGTGTGGGGAAAGGCAGTCCCAGTACACGCTGCTAAATGGCTTGGAGATGCCGTAGTTGCCTCTCTGAGCGGGGAACCCAATGGACCACAGGGTGAACTAATTGGAGAACGTGAATGGCTTATAGACACTGATAAAGGGTTCTCGCGACACGCGGCAAAGAAGCGCTACGCATGACAGATAGAGCCTATCCACAGTGTGAAAAATGCTACCTTGAGTTTAATACTCAATGGGAGCCAGAGTCTGTTGGAGACGACGGAAGTTTAATATCAAAGCTGATTGCGGTGACAGTTCCAGAGTCTCTTGAGACAGGTCAAATTAACGTATGTGCTCGCTGCGGTGATATTACTATTGTAGGAATATATGTAAATATGGAGGATGACGAGGTTCAATATGAAGCCGAGTCCCTTAATCTAGAGGATCTAAACACGTTTCCAGACTCAGATATTTCCTGATATAATTTATCTACCAAATGACAAAGGACGTACTACATGCAAACCTTCGTTCCACATACAGACTCGTTTGAGCGTATTGCCTACGAGCTTGATAACAAGCGCCTTCACAAACAAACGCTAGAAGGCTGGCAGGTTTTACTTGCGCTTACAGAGCTTGATCCTCAAGGTAATCATCGTGACCCTAAAGGCTGGGTAAATCACCCCGTTGCGCACATGTGGCGTGGGCATGAAGCCTTACTAGTTTCTTACCTTGCGGCGACATATTTTGAGTGGCGCAAGCGGGGCTTCAAGTCTACAATGTTACCTAAGATCTACAGGACATACGACCTAGCAGTAAGCATGGGAAGAGCTAATGACGCACTAACCGTGCCTGGCTGGATATCTGATAAAGATAAGTTTGAGCAAGTAGCATCTACCCATCGCGTTGCCTTACTGCGTAAGGATTACTCGTGGTACTCACAGTTTGGCTGGCCAGAAGATACGGGCTCAAGACCTGCCCACTACCAGTACCTTTGGCCAGATAAAGAAAGCAATCTTTACTTGGGCACCTTTAATGACATGTAAGGACGCGCTCAGTCGTCATTAGAGACACTTTCACGCCCAGGTCCATATATCTTTATGGCGAAAAATTGTCGGTGTTTTACGTACAAACGAGCGAGACTCAAGATACAATGTATCCATGCGAGATTCAAGAATTGGCCAGTCTTTATGGCGTATTTGGGAAGGTGAAGGCTACGAGCCTACGACTTCTCCTAAATACATATTCTATACAGACACGCATGTAGATGTTGAAAATGATGTAGTTCGTAGAGCTCTTGCCTCTGCTATTCAACGTGAAGGTTTAGTATTCTCATTAGGTAATGGATACGGTTCAATTGACACTGCAACAGTGTCTCAAGGTTATTGTGGCTATCTCCCAGGCGATAAAGAACTAACAGTTTGTAATCAGGATAGAGAAACTCCTTACGGAGATCTTGTAGACTTTCCTATTCTTACTACCTGGGTGGAGCTGCAGTAAATTGAGTAGAGCCACTGACCTTAGTTGGCAAAAAGAAGCTATTTGCGCACTCAAGGAAAATGAAGGTTTACGTGATTTTTTCTTTTCAACAGAGCCAACAGAAAAATATCAAGCAAAAAATCTTTGCTTTCTTTGTCCTGCAAGAAAAGACTGTCTTAAGTGGGCACTAGAACATCGACAGATCTGGGGAATCTGGGGAGGAAAAGATGAAGGTGAAATTCGTCGCGCGCTCAGTGTTTCATGGAGTGGTCAGGAGTCCCGTCGTCAGCGATACCCTCAATGTCCTTATTGCACAGCTCGTCCTAATAAGCTAGAGACGCTAGTTGTTGACACACCTAACGGTGGACGCTGGGCAACAATGAGATTAGTTCATTGCACGGCATGTGATTTTACCTGGCGCTCGCGAACAAGTGCTAACGCGGTTGACGCTTATCACGTTGAGCGTAACGAAAAACTAGAACGTCAAGCTCGTGAAAAACTTAAGAAGAAGGCTCGTCTAGAGAAGAAACGTAAAAAGAAAGATTTGAAGAAAGCCTAGCTTTTTCTCCTTCTGGAGCTAGTTGAAGAGCTATGTTTCCATGCTCTGCAGCAACATCATACATCTTAAGTTGGTAAGCGGCTATCGCAAGCATGTCATGTGGAGTGTAGCCCCAAGCTTCTTCCTCGCAGAGGTACTCTAGAGGACGCTCCTTTATTGCTAGTGCTGCTTCAGCGTAGCTAAAACATTTTCTCCACTCGGATTGCTCATAGTAGTACTTTGCAAGATCAACAAGAGGCTCGCGTCTTCCTGGAGCTTCTTCAACTGCACGATTTGCCCAGTACTCTGTCTTGTCCTTTTCAATTTTTGCAAGATAGCGCATCGACTGCGCTCTTTCAGGTGGCCACACTGCGCGCGGTAAGCTAAGGTGTCTCTTAAACTCAACTGCAGCTTCTTCATTACGACCGTAGAAGTAAAGCTCCCGTGCGTAATAAAACGCATTGCGGTCATCACTTAGATCTTCTTCAACTGCAAACTTTAGTAGTGGAAGATACTGTGAACGTGGTTTAGTGTTATCCGCGTGATGATGAATCTTTAGTCCTGTCCAACCTTGTGTTTCTTCAGTGTCACCATACGTTGTTAAGACCTCATGAACTGGGTGCTTCCAACGATAACCAAAACGCTTATGAATTTTATCTCCGCCATAAACAAGACCAGGAGTTCCATCATCATTCCATGACCATGTGTACTCGTAGCGTGGACGTGTCCAACCTTCTGCGTGTGCCTTTTCAAGCTCTTCACGCCAACCTGGAAGAAGTACTTCGTCCATATCAAGTGCAATACAGTAATCAATGTCTGCAGGTAGCGCTGCAAGTGACGCGTTGCGTCCCATATCAAAACGCCATGGTTTAACTACAACTTGAACTACATTTATTCCAAGTTCCTTGGCTGCCTCAATTGTTCCATCAGTTGAGCCAGTGTCTGCAATTAAAAGGTAGTCTGCTTCCTTCGCAGAGTCGTACCATGGCTGAACAAACTGAAGTTCATTTAATGCAATTGTGTAGACTGCTACCTTCATGTTTTCTCTCCCTGTTATTCGTCGCTACGTGCTTACCTTATCACGTATTATCTACTAAAGTGACCTTTCCTTCATAACAGCAGTGAGCCGCTCCTTCAAGCGTCTCAACTGCAGTGTTGTAGACGCCTTCAAGAAAGTCCTCGCGGCCAGTTGCCCAAACGACGTCGGTAATTAAGACGGTCTTGTTTTGAGGTACATTTTTAATAGTTAGATTGAGCAGAGGAGCATTTTCACTTTCCTCTGCTTTCCATTGAAAGTTACCTACGGTTTCCATTATCATATCGCTGCAATATCCTTAATTGTTATAACGCCAAGCATGCCAGCATGAATTGAGCACTGATACGCGTATGTTCCTGTTGTTCCAACAGGAATTCTCCAGTACAAAGTACCAGTCACTTTGCCTTGGGCGCTAGTCCCTGTTGTGATAGTTCCGTCGGTTGCAACATGAACTAATCCTACATCGTAGTTTGCAGCGCCTCCAGCAGTCTTAACTAAGAACGGGTGACCAGTTACTGCTAGATTAAACGCAATGGTAGTTCCAGAGATCGCGTATATAGTCGGGTTATTCCCTGTGTACTGTGAAAATAGATACGCAGTAGATCCGCTGTTTGTCACCTCTAAGCGTGTTATCGCAGAGTAGGCAACCTCGTCTACAGTTAAACCTGCAGTGTTGGCATCATTCGTATTAGCAAATGTTGTAGTTGGGCCAGTTGGACCAGTCGCACCTGTTGGGCCAATGTTTCCTGTTGGACCAGTGGCACCAGTTGGACCTGTAGGTCCACCACTTGGACCAGTTGGACCTTGTGGTCCAGTTGGACCAGTCACTGATGGGCCTGTTGCACCTGTAGGTCCTGTAGGACCTGTAGGTCCTGTGACAGTTGATGCTGCTCCTGTCGGACCTGTTGGCCCTGTTTCTCCTGTTGGTCCAGTTGCTCCTGTAGCAGAAGCTGATCCTGGGGCACCGGTTGGACCAGTAGGTCCTGTTGGTCCAGTCGAGCCTTCAGCACCTGTTGGTCCTGTTGGTCCGCCTGATGGACCAGTAGGTCCTGTTGGTCCAGTTACGTTAGACGCTGCACCTGTTGGACCAGTTGGTCCCGTTGGACCAGTTACCGTACTTGCTGCACCTGTTGGACCTGTAGGACCTGTTGGTCCGCCTGCTGGTCCAGTCGCACCGGTTGGTCCTGTTGGACCTTCTAATGTTGAGGCTGGGCCTGTCGGACCGGTAGCGCCTGTTGGTCCTTGAAAAGGAACTCCAGAGTTGTACCAATTTAAGTTTACTTCGTCCCATACATAAAGATTTCCACCAATTATGTACGCGTCTCCAACAATTCCTCCGCCAGGACGCGCTGCAGTAAGAGCGCCTAAAGTAGCATACGTTCCTTTTATACTTAAACCAGCACCAGTCTGCCCAGTGTATCCGCGTGGACCTGACGGTCCTGTTGCTCCTGTTGGACCTGCAGAACCTGTTGGCCCAATTGGTCCTTGCGGTGCTGCAAGAGCAACTAGTGCCCAGGCAGAACCTGTCCACGCTTGTAGCTCATCAGTGTCACTGTCAATCCAAATGTCTCCAACCTGTGGAGATGCAGGAGCTGCTGAAGAATAAATAATGTTTGATCTTCCTGAGGATTCATATAGCACGTTGCCTGAGAAAGTAACAGTTGTAACACTACTTTTTACCTTAACAATGTCATCAACATCTAATGCAAAACGAAATGTCTCAAGAGCTTGTCCGACTGCAACTACAACATCGCTAAGAATGTACACGCGCTGGTCTTCAGCACCACCACCTGCTATAGGATCAATGTATATAGAAACAACTGCGTCAACTGCACCACGATTTGCAATGATAATAGAAGACACACTGGACACATCTGCGGTACCTAGCGTCTGAAATGTGTTAGCAGTAGTCGGAACAAGAATTCCTAAACGTTTAACTGGCATTATGCCTCCAATGCTTTAACTCTAGCAGCTAACTGATCAAGAGCAATTACTATAGTGCCAGGATTTTCATCCCAGTCGCTCAGCATCGCAGGAGTATATGCTACTGCAGTTGGTCCTGTTGCGCCAGTTGGACCAGTTGGTCCCGTGACTTCAGACGCAGCGCCTGTTGCGCCAGTTGGACCAGTTGGTCCTGTTGGCCCTGTTGGCCCTGTTGGACCTGTAGGTCCACCTGATGGACCTGTTGGACCTGTTGCTCCAGTAGGACCGGTTGGACCGCCTGGATCTCCTTGAGGACCTGTTGGGCCTGTAGGGCCAAGAGAGCCAACTGCACCGGTTGGTCCTGTTGGTCCAAGAACTGCACCAACATTTACATACTGTTCTAAATTTGAAGCCCATACATAAAGGTCTTGCCCAATTAGATAGCCTCTACCGGCAACTCCAACTGGAATTGCTGCATTTAATGCTGCTTCTGTTGCGTATGAACCATAGATCTGAACTCCAGAGCCTTCAATACCTTGCGGACCTGTTGGACCAGTTGGTCCCGCGCCAATCGGAAGCTGTGTCCAACTGTTTCCAGCAGTCTTTACTTCAAGGTAGTCGTAATCAGTGTTAAACCGAACATAACCTACCTCTGCTGAAGAATCGCGCTCAGCTGTAGTGCCTTTATCAAGGTAGAGCACATTGTCTACTCCACGGATTGTTTTGTTTGAGAACGTCTGAACAGTACTGTCAGCATTAGCGTTATCTGTCTGTAAGATTCCATTTATTGAAAAAGAAGCACTTGCAGTTGTTGCTCGTACATATACTTGATCTCCACTTTCTATAGCAAAGCGGAATGTCTCAAAAGCCTGACCGAGACCTACATTTACGTTATAACAGATGTAAGCATACTGAGCAGTAACAGTTGCTCCTGTAGGAACTACCCAAATAGAAACCTTAAGTAAAGGAGTTGCAGTTACCGATTTATTTGCTGAGATAACTGACACAAGGTAGTTACCTGTTGCTGTGTATAACGCTACATCTGTGTTGGCCGCTGGATTGACAAGCCCGAGACGTGATATCGGCATTGTTTCCTCCTAAGCCTGAGCTTCAGTCCATGATAGCTTAGCTGATGTTATTGTTGCGTTTCCAGTTAGACGTGATACTGCGATGGTTAAAATATCAGGTCCATCAGGGAAAACGCTGTCTCCACCGAGGATTGAGTTTGAAAGCTCAAACAACTCGCTGACGTTTACAGTGGTTGCTTCTTCAGTACCTGCAGAAGAACCGGAGGCGCGGAAGTTGTAAACCTGAACTCCGCCGGACACGGTGTCTGCCGCGGTGTGCTCAACGATCTGCGTTAGAGAAGGTGAGGTAACGCCTTGGAAGTTTAAGTTGTTGAGACGCGGATTAAGAAGAAGCTTTACGTCTACAAGTTGCGTTGTTGAGATACCGACTTCTTGCAAGCGCAACTGCATGCGGTTAATCACATCACGATCTCCAAGCTTTCCAGTTAGACCGGAAGACACTGAAGGAGAAAGACGAAGGGAAATCAGCGGCTGGTAATTTGGGCCAGATGTATTGTTCAACGCGCCGTCTGGATACAGGAAGTATGTATACTGTAGGTTTCCTTGGCTAGTAAAGTTAATTACTTCTGCTATAATAATTCCCGGATCTGTAAGAGC